CCAACATAATAATCAGAGTCATTTACTGAATATGTTGCAGTAGTAACTAATGTCGTTGTGTAAACAATATCATGTGGATTTACTTCAGCAAATTCGAATTTCTTTGATGTATTATTATATCTCATGTAGCGCATATCGTAAATACTAGAACGATCTACGTCATCTAACCATCTGAGATTTACTTCACCACCACCAGGACCTGCCATAGAAACTTTAGTTAACCAATTCTCCATATATTGAAGTTTATCGGTTATAGCTTTCATTTCAGGATTTACTTTTTGTAATTTTGGTTGATTAAATAAATCAACATTTGTTTTGAATAATTTGTCATATGTAGCAGGATTTAATAATTTATTTTGCTTCGTTGCTTCTATAATCAATAATTCTTCAGTTATTTCAGGAATAGATTCTTCTGAAACTTCTTCTAACATAATTGGAATAATTTCGTGTTCAAAAATTGATTCAATTTCAGGAATAGATTCTTCTTCAACAATTTCTATTTTTTCTTCTTTTGATTGGAAAATAGATAAAAATTCTTTTTCGTTTATTTTATCTATTTTCTTTTGTTTCTTTTCTTTTTCTTTTTCAGTTTTAATTTCTAATTCTAAAATAGAAAGAAATGAATCTCCTTTAAGATTATCAAAAAGAGAAGAAAATTTTGGTGGATTAAGAATGATCTCTGTTTGTTTAGTAACATTCTCTAATTCTTTTTTCCCTTCAGATACAATTTCTAGAAAATCGTTTAAATCGTTCATTAATATTATACCAATATTCGTGTTTATATTAATATTTAGTCATTGAAAAATTGTATTTACTAAATAGAGGGAAGTACAATGGTTTTTAATATAGGAGTAAAATGATGGACGATATTGCAGGTAAAGTGTTATATATATTTCATAGACTAAGAGAACCTTCATCTCATGCTGCGATTTGTGGGTTATTGGCATTAATAGGACAACATATCCCTGATGAAACTTGGAATGCAACTATAAATGGATTAGCTGTATTGTTTGGTATTGTTGGTGTGTTTGTAGCTGAATCGACACCTAAAACAAAGGTAGATGGATTTTAATAAAAATTGGCTTTGTATTATTATGTTTGGACTATTAATTGATAGTTGTACATACAGATTAGCACCAGATACAACTGTTAAATGTAAACCAGATGTACATTTAAATAAAGATTTAAACTTATTAAATTCTGATGGTACAGCAAATTTAGATACAGCACATATCATGCCAGGATTTAACTGTATATTTTAGAAAATATATATTATGAGTAATTTGGAAGGAAACAAAATCCCAATTCTAGATTGAAAGGGAAAATGGAAAGAGACAGGACTGTAGACTTTAAAAGGATGTTAAAAGAAAGTAAGAGAAAACAATATTCAAAGAAAAATAAATCACAAAATGGAATTAATATAGATTTTGATCACGAAATATTATCTTTTATTAGGTCTTTATTTAAATGATAGAAGGGGAGCATAAAACTCCCCTCTTTTTTTACTTAGAATTTAGATTATTAATTCTACGTTGAATTTTATCTTTATCTTTCGGTCTTGAAGATTTATCTCGAAGTTCAGATAATTGTGTTAATGTTAAAGGTTTTAATTTAATTCTATCATTTCTTGTTCTTAAAGGGTTTCTTTTTCTAATTGCCATATTATTACTCCGTTGCTTCATTAAAATCATCATCAATGTCAACATGTTCCAATAAATCCTCAAACATATCGTTAACAATCTTATATGAATTTTTGGTCTTTTTACATATTATACCAAAAAATCCACATTCTATTAATCCACCAATATAATGCCATGGATTTCCAATTATCGCTTCAAACATTTCTAACTTAGAAATAGAACCATCCGACATTTCGTTATATGTTATAACATGATACTTCAATCCTAATTCATGTGTTTCAATTGGTTTTTCTTTTTTCTTATATGTAAATGGAGCTACATCTAATTCATCATTGTCATCTAATGTAAATTCAAATCCATCATGTTCTTCTTCGCTATAAACTTCTTTTAAATACCGTTTCAATATAGAACACTCCTGTGAGTATGTTTTTATTATATTTATTTAAAATTCGTCAATACATTCCAACAACATATTCAATCTGTGTTTGATAAAATATTTCATTATTGCATTTTTTGAACCAGTTTGCTCTATATCATATTCTTCAACAATTTTTGATTTGATATCTTGAGGGATCATAGTCAAATCAATTAATAATTTATTTCTTTGAATATTTCTATAATAATCAATTCCTGGATTACTAAAATCCTCAGTTAATAATTTTTCTTTAATTTTTGCTGTTAATCGTTTTTGTCTAATATTAAGAACAAATACATCATCATTTGAAAGGCAACTAGGAATACCATCACCCTTATCTCCTGTTAAAATCTTTTCTTTTAATTCTAAGTGCGGATCAGCAGATTTAACAAATACTTTCAACATAGGATTAAATTGTTTTACATTTGGATATTGATGTAATTGTTTAAAATCACCATCAGAACTAATAATAAGAACTGGTTGATGAACAGATAATCTTGGCACCAATGTTCCAATCACATCATCAGCTTCAGCACGTTCTACTTCTATCAATTTATATGAAAAGGTTTCTTTTAGATCTGATTTAACTTCTGTCATAACTTCAAATAACAATTCCCAATCAATATCAGAATTTTCTCTGCTCTTCTTTCTTCCAGATTTGTAATAAGGAAATACTTCTTTCCTCCAATACTTTCTAGAATCACAAGCAATTACAATTTCGTTGTAATCTCTTTTAAATTTAAAAACAATAGCTCTAATAGAATTTAATATTAGATGACGACATAAGTCCTTATCCATCGTTTTAGTTCTTGTAGAAGCCATTGCAGATTGTATACCACCAATAACAACCTGCGAAAAATCTATAATCATCACACCCATACTATACCTTATTCATCAATTTTATGTTTACTTTATAATATTATACTATAGATTCATATATTAGTCAAGCACATTTATCCACACAAATAATTTTGTACAGATTTGACTTGTAATACTTGATTCTCATTAACATATCCATAAATCATCCTTCCACTCGAAAGTGTGTGAACAATACTTGCATTCTGTAATGTTTCGTTTACCCTAACATCATTAAATCTCAATTTTAATTCAGTAAGTTCTTGTTGTGTAAATTCAGGTATCATAACGACTCCAATTCTTGTGTATATAAAGTTAAGTTTGTGGTTTCTAACAATTCAGCCTTTCTTTCGGATAAATTCTTTAATGAAGTTTTTAGTTGATCAATTTTATCTTTTGTCAAATTATATATTTTTAATTCCAACATATTAATGTTAAATGATTCTTTTTTAAAGATTTCAATTAATTCTATTTTATTAGCGTTTCTAAATAAATCTACATTATTTAAATAATAATTTATAAATCTAATCTTTTCACTTTCAGAAATAATATCTTGTTCAACAATTTCTAATAATTTAACAATTCTATCTGTATATATTTTTAATCTGAATTCAATAAAATAATCAATTATATCTCTAACATCAGTAAACTTACGAATTTTTCCAGTCTCTAACCAACAAGTTAAATTTTCTGTTATTGTTGTTGATAATTTTAATTTATCTAATAATGTTTCATCATCTATTGTATTTAGAATGCCTCGCTGAAAATACACATCAATATCAAAACATTCTTCTGTAGAATTATCATCATAATCTTTAATAAATGAAGCGTCAATCAGCTTATTTAAATGCTTCTTGGCATCGTCTAAATACATTCCTATAGGTAACTCTATGATTTTAATTTGCGTAGCTGAAACACGCTGAAATGACCCTTGTATTTGATATTTCGTATCTTCTACATGTTTAACATTTCCTTTAAAATTTCTAAAGTTTGGCAACAATTTAAATTTAGAAGTAGATTTTCCAGACAATTTTGCCTTTATATAGTCAGCCAATTCTTTATCATTCCTAGCAAGAATATTTGAAGCGAATCCAGTACCAATACCCTGTGAAGAATTCAATAAAATCCCAGGAAGAACAGGAACAAAGAATCTAGGTTCAATTCTATCATCATCTTCATACAAATATTCTAAAATAATATCATCTTCTTTTTTAAAGAATGTTCTAAAATTTTTTGATAACTTTGTAAAAATATACCTTGGTGATGCTGGAACAGGAGATAATCTTGAACCGAATTGACCGATTGGGTCTAACCAATTCAGATTATTTGATCCAGCAAAATCTTGAGCCATATTTGATATAACATTAGATAATCCTTGTTCGCCATGATGATACTGTGAATAATTTGCAGTCAAAGAACCTAATTGGGCAACCTTATATTCTGATGTAATATTTTTCTCAACACAAGTATATAAAACTTTTCTTTGAGAAATTTTAAGACCATCTATCAGATTCGGAATAGACCTCTCATTATCATAATTTGCATAAGGTCTGTATTGTGTATCAAAAAACTTATTAATTGTTAATTCTTTCATACATTATCACCTATTCCCAACCATTCTTTTCTTTTATCTGTCATTCCTGAATCTTTTGAAAATTGTAAATTAAATATATCCAAATCAGATAACCCTTCAGTTGTAACAACTTCTAGATTTTGTTCTAAATTTGAAAGATAATCTTTCCACTCTGAACTAGAACTTGTTCCTAATCCTTTGAAATACTTTGATTCATATTTTTCGCCTTTATGTTCATCTTTCCATGCTTGGAAATCATCTACAGAATAAAAACTTAGTGTTTTACCTTTCATTTTAACCTTTACAATTGGTGTATTTAAAATACAAATAACCTTTAAATCAAAAAGTTCTGGCCAGAATTTATAAAATGCATTTATTAATAATCCTCGAATACCATAACCATCAAGATCAAAACTGTAAAACGACCCAATCTCACGGAAGATGTTGGTAATGATGTGGATGATGGTGAAAGGGACATGATTTCCTCCTC